TTCTTCATCCCATTTCATGAGATCACAAGGTGAAACACCAAATACATCTGATAATTTTTTAATAGTAGTACGTTTGATATTTTCAACACTCCCCTTTTCCCATTTTTGAACAGCAGCACGATTAACACCGACTTTTTTACCAAGTTCGTCTTGTGACCATTCATGTTCTGTTCTAAGTTGCTTTATGTACTCACCCATTGTCATTGATTCCTTCAACTCCTTTCTATAATTTGTATCTTGATAATAGCATATATTTGCGTAAACATCAAATATTTTTGAAAATGTATCTAAAAAAGTTTCAAAAAGGTGTTGACAACTAACAAGATACACGCTATACTGTGCTTGTATCTGATAAAGATACAAAACAAAGCAAGCAGGAAGGATAGACGAAGTGAGAAGGCTGTACGCAAGTGACATGGTGGTCAGGCTGTGAGAACAGACAGAGCGTATGAATGATAAGCATGGTCTACCGAAGTAGTCAAAGAAAACAGGAATGACAGGGCAAGAAAGCACAGTGTACCGCACTAATTTGGAGAAAGCGGACAGGCTGAACCAATCAGCACTTTACCCCTAAGCCAAGAAGTCATTAAGTGGAAGAATTGACCGAGCGAGATGACACAGTACTTTGTTCTGAAAAATATTGGAACTGAAACCAATACAAAAAATGAAACACCCATATAATTAACCGGGGTCAGATCAGGGTAGCCGGAAGGTGTGCAAGTTCCCCGACTTGCAAGGCGGTCATGTGAAGCACCTAACGAATGAAACCGCCTGTAATATAATAACCTGTTGCAGCAGGTAAAACCAAAGGAATGAAAGGACGGTTTAAGTATGAATAAGGTAAGAAGAAAAAGATTGTCGGAAGTGTTAGAGTTGATCAGTCAGGCAAAGGATATTTTAGAAGAAGTCAAAGACGAAGAACAGGAAGCCTTTGATAATCTTCCTGAAAGTTTCCAATACGGTGAGCGTGGTGATCAGATGCAGGAATACATTGATAGTATTGATGAAGCGTATTCAAATTTAGAGGAAGTAGAAGATACAATTTCAGAAATATAAGCCGAAACGGTCAGCAATGACCGTCTACCGGAAATGACCACCCGGTACTGATGATGGTAGGTCAAAAAATAAGATAGCAGTTCTTTTATAAGTGTTGTCTGTTATGTGATGGTTGACAGGTTTTGTTCAGTTTTAATGTGAAACTGTTCAGCGGTTCATAGAAAAACACGCTATAAAAATTCTATAGTAGGACAGCAAGTTTACAGGTTTTAGTGTGAAATCTGATAAGGGTTTCTTGGTGTGT